CCTGGAGAAGCAGTGCATTACATTTTAGATAAGTACAAGGCTTTCGCAAAGACAAATCGTTCCATATTTATTCCGCTAATACCAGGAAATGAGTGGGACTCTTCTTTCGTGACAGATAAAATTGAGACACTAACATCTGCTATGAAATCAGCAGTTGAGATTGCACAAGTTGTTTCAGGAAGACATCCAAATATTAAATATACAACATCCAAGCGAGCTTTAGATATGGCAGGCCGTATTGATTACTCAGATTTTGTTATTAAGGATCCTACTTGTGAATCTGATAGGGATGCATTTTTCCTCTATTTTGCAGAGAAGATGCGTCGGGCTGATCCAAACTTTTCTATGTTACTTACAACAACAAATGTTAAATACGCTTCAGATAGAAATGGAGTTTACAAAGAATCTGTGCCCCTACCTGAGTTTCAAGTACCTTCCCCAGAAGATTGCCCTTTTAATGTAAATATTAGAGGGCAACCGTTTACTTTTACTAAGGAGGAGGTTTGTAGGATATGTACTGATCCAATTACGACAGAAGTTTCCCCCGCTATAATTGCAGAGATCCGAGCTGAGCTTATGCCCCAAGGCAAAATGCGAGCAGATTGGGTTTCCGCAATTGGAGGTTTAACATTGCAAGATCAGATACAAATAACAGTCTCAGATTACAAGCAAAAATACTTGTCATCAGTTATGTGGACAATGTTTGGATCTATTCTTGGCTGTGTTGGAGTGGATGGTTTGGTTTACTCAGGCTATAAGTTTTTCTTAAAGCCAGAGCAAATTAAAGAGAAACCTGTAGAAAAGTTTTCTAAGAACACTCACTTAAATATTTTACATGCTAATGCTTATCGCCAACAACGACAAGCTGGTGAGCGTAAGAAAATGTCTGAAGAAGAGTATAGGAAGTATCAGGAAGCCTTAGATAAAATAGCTGAAGATGATCATTACTATCATAAGAATCGTGACTCCTTAGAACCAGTTTATCGTCGGGCTTATGACGATTATGTTAATGAACAGGAAAGGTCAAATCAGTATTATCCCAATTCTATTATATCAGATCAAGAAATTTTTATGGTTTACTGGGATTCAAAAGATAAGCCTGAGAAATTGAAGGCTTTCTTTCAGATGTATGGTGATACGCCAGTGGGACAAGCTTTGTTAGTGCAACATAATATGCCAAAGCCCAACATGGTTAAGAACTTACCGCGATTAGATAATAAGACGCGTCTAGTTGAGGATATTATTAAGCATGTTGAGGAGGCTACTGTGCGCATTACATGCAAGGGAAATTCTTGCCATGGAATGAAACTCCGTGGCAAGGAAGTTCTAACTGTTGCGCATATAGTCCCAACTGGAACAAATGATCCAATTACAGTCCAGTATGATCGTCCCCCCACAAAGCAGGAACTTTTAGATAATGTTGTCCCTACAGAGGTTTTGACTTTCACTGCTACAGTGAAAGAACTCAATAGGAAACAAGATAAATGTGTCCTTCTTGTGCAGCAACCAAATGATTTTAAGGATTCATCAAAGCTATACTGTAAATTTTCTGATTTAAGTAATGCAACAACTGGATACTTTCTACAAACAGGAACTGTTCCTTTCGCTTATCAAGGTTCTATCTCAGTGCACAAAACACCAGTGTCTGGATGGGCTTGTCCTGAGCAAAATTTTTTTTTACAAGAAAATTTTGTAGCTTGGGAACTTGATGGAGTTGAGTTAGCTACAGATTTTGTTAATGGAGGGGCTTGTGGTAATCCTCTCATTATTAAAACTGATGTAGGGCCTCGCATTGCTGGCATTCATAATTCCTACTCTCTTCGCCGTTTGGGATTTTCAATTCATACCCATGAGGATTTTCTAAGCCCTATGTTGCAACCAAATTCTAAGGTAGCACCCCTAGAGCTTCAGACCTTGCATGCTGGAGGTTTTACCTTTGCAGCAATGCCTGAAGTTTTTGAGTTGACACAGGGTTTGTCACCAGATGGTCGAGTGCAGGAAAATATGACATGTAGAGGTTTTAAGAAATCATTAGCTTCATACATAAATCCAAAGTACCACAAGAAACTCTACCGAGCACCAGATTTGACTATTCCCTTAACCACTGGGTTTGCCCCACAGCAATTAAAGGACGTGGAGGATCCATCAGATCTTTTCTTTAATACATTGACAGGTAAACATGACATTATTTTTTCCCAAATGAAAAAGTTTGGGGAAAGGAATGGAAAGTCACCTGATATGAAAGTTTGGGAAAAGACCTTTGAAACTATCTTATGGCAGTATAAGAAGAACTATAAAGAATTTCGTATATTAACACCAGGCGAGGTTGTCAATGGAGTCCTGAATCGTAATGATCCTTTATATAATTACATCAATTCAATGGATTTACGAACATCACCCGGAATTGTTTTAGCTACAAAGTTTGGTATACATCAAAAGTTGGAAGTTTTTGACAATATTGGCTCAGAACAACAAGCTTACTATGTCCTTAACGATTCACCAGGAGGACAGTATGTAAAAACTGCAATTACTGAGTTGTGGGATGCCTTGGCTGATGAACCTTGTGTTTATGCTGCCAAGGCTATGTTAAAGAAAGAGATTCTTGATTTGGAAAAAGCAAGAAAAGGACGCTCACGTCTTTTCCAGTGTTTGGATTTGGATGCTATTATAAATCATGGAAGAACAACTAGAGCTTGTGGAGGTAAGTTTGCAGCTCATCGTAGTGTTGGTCATGCTCAGAGGGGGATTAATCCTTATCGTGAGTTTAACATTTTGAAGAAAAGATTTTCTGCAAAACGAGAACTAGATAAAGTGGATTGCTCTCGCTTTGATAAGACACAACAATTGCGTGAGGCTATAGCTTATGCTCGAACACGCTGGCATATGTTGCCAAAGGAAACTAGGACGGAAGCCAACTACTATCGTTACATACATGACCAATTGGCATCTTGTTTTACCATCCAGGTAGCTCAAGGTTCAGTATTTCAGGCTCATAATGGCAATTTATCTGGACAAGCCGATACAGAGGAAATCAATGATTATGTATTGGAATTTTGTTTTGTTTATTCAATTCTTTACTACCTTAAAATAAAAAAATCTTGGATTCTTGAAGAAATTACACCGCATACAGTTTCACTGCTTTATGATATGGTTGGCTTAGGAGATGATGGATGGCCGGTTTTGGCTTATGGAGTAATGGATGACTACACTATAGACGATTTTGTTGAAGGTGCAAGCCACTTGAATATTGTGGTAACTCCTGGCAACAAAGGTATAACTACTAATCAAACGTTTTTATCTAGGTTAACGGATAATATTGTTGATGGTGTGGTTTTTCCCGGGCTGAAGAAATGCTCTATTGAGCGAGAAATGATGTATTTCGAACGATTTGAAGTGAACTTGGTTGCGGCTAATATGTCCTCGGCCATATTGGAGGCAGCCTTGTGGAATGAGCAATATTATAATGAAATCTGTCATAATGTGCAAAAACAATGTGCATATTTAAATCAATTACAAGCTGATTTTGGCACACGGGTTAATAATTTACTAACAATTCGACCTTACGCATATATTAAACGTATGTGGGTAGGATACATCCGAGGTGTTTCAGACACCATTTTTAGTGCCCAAGTTGAGAAATTGACGTCTTCTCTCGACGAAAATGTTCAAATTATAAATATCGCTGACTTTCCTGTTCAATCTACACCAATAGATCGCCCAATACCCAACAATATTGACAAAGTAAAATCTACAAAAACACGTCGTAGACTAACAAAACCTAATATGGAGTGTTTTAATAAAAAGCGTTTCACTCACTGTAATAAACTCATTAATAATGAGAACAATTACACAATTAAGGATTTGGAAACCGGTATGGTTACCGGTGGAAAGGCTAGAAACCTCTTTGAGGCGCGGACGCAAGCGGAAAATGTTATGTTAGGGTTGTTACCACATCTCAATCCCAATTTGATAATGGCAGAATTACCAACTCAGCCAGAAGCAGCACTAAAGGAAATAACGTTTCTTGATCCAGAGTACAAACCGTGGTTTGTGCAAACCCATGATGAAGAGTCAATGGTCTGGATCACCACTTTTGCTGCCAAACATTACCGAGGGACAGCTGTCCACAAAACAAAGACTCAAAGTCGATTGGAAGCTGCTCGTGCGCTCTTTCAAAATTCTATTGAGCTTATCTCTCCAACAGAGGGTGACCCAGCGAATTTTGAGGAGCGAGTTTTAGCACAGTACATGGTTCCGATCCAGGGTACTACGTCAATCGATGCAATAACTGAGGCAGTAAATCGTGTAACAATGGCAGACCAACAAGCTACAGAAAGACAAGTTTTACATGCTCGGCGTATGAAGCCTAACATGATGCAAACACCAACAGCATCACGAATGAGTGCTCCTACTGCAGGTGTGGCTCCACCTACAGCCCACAATGTGATAGGAGGAACAGCAGCCGGAATTTCAACAGGAATTCCTCCCGTGCATGATGACCAACCTGCTTCAACAACAGCAGCTGGTACTGTAGATATGCCAGCGGATTTTCAGATCCGAGCCTCGCGCGACCAACCTGCACAGATACCTCTCATGTCTATGAGTGGTGGCCCTCCAAATTTGTCCTCAATGAATATGCATCAGGACGACATAGTGAATTACCTTTATCGTCAATTCGATGCCGGTACTGTGACTTCGCCAGGTGGATCAGCCCAAGGAACAATTCTATGGAAGAAAACTTACGGCTTAAATCTTCTACATTCACAAGCTCAGAGGTTTGTAAGATTGCACAAACGGTTCAACGGAAAAATCCGTTTTACTGTTTCAACATCAGCGGTTCCTATGATTAAGGGTAATGTTATGGTAGGCATAATGCGTGAAACACCACCAGACACAGTAAGCTCCATTAACATTGCTGACCTCCAAAAAATTAATTGGGTTATCATCAATATTGCAGGCTCTGGTGAGTACACATTTGAAATAGGAGATGCCCGACAGGAAAAGTTTTTCCGAAATGTGGAAGATGATCCAGCTGGTGCTCCCCCCACAGATGCAGCTATTCGACCTTGCATTGTTTGCGCTGTCTATACACCATTGGTAAACCAGTTTGCAGAATCGGATTCATCTGTTGTTTTCAATTTTCGTAGTGCAGCAGTTTCTCCGTTGGAAGACCCAGAATTTGGATTTTACTGTTATGAACCAACAAATCTGACTACGTACACCCAGCCACGTAGTATTAACTGGTCACAAAGTTTGGGAGATCTCCTTCCACATGATGTGAGCTTGTTTATTGATAGTACATTACAAATTCCTGCTGTTACGAATGTTAATCCTCTGCCAGCACCAGAGAATTACATTGCCCATCCTAACCAAACTTTTGAGGTTCCTTGGGATGGAAACATGATCCGCTTAACGGGGGAACGAAAGTACTGTGTGCAATTGACATCACAACGCAGAGGCTTGCATGATTGGAATAATATTCCTTATTTGGATGTTGATTTCATGAAGTTGCTGGCAAAAGGCCCATTTCAGGATGATGCCTTAGCAGTAGCCATAGATGCTGTGGATAAAGAAACTAAAATGATTGCTTTTGATATAGCTGGAGTAGCGAAGACGTGTAAGCAAGCTTTTGTTTACATGTTTCGTTATGATGATGGTTGGGCACGACTGGTACTTTACTCTGTTGATGACATGGAAGCTAATATCGCACGCTTTTCCCAAGAAGATTTTGAGAAGGAGGAGCAGATACCTAGACTAAGAGATTGGGTTTCAGCTACCGTACATGAAGAGACGTTGGAATTGCCAATAAATTACTACAATATCACTGCTCAAACAAACCCAAGTGTTGTGACTTCAGTAGATCGCAAGGGTGTCATAATGTATGATAATAATAGCCTTTATCAAGTGATTGCCCCATTAGCCTATAATGCAGGCTTTCGTCCTGGAAATAATCTTCATTATGCACTGGATTTAGTTGACAGCCGCACAGATAATTTGATAGGTACCTTAACCATTCCTTCTTTTTCTCCCTATCAAATTATTGTAGGAGCTTATCTTCCTACAGGAGTTTTTCATGCGATGTTAAGAGCATCATCCCAATATCTCAAAATTCAAAATCCTCGTCTAGTCTCAAGTTTGCCAACAATTGAGGCGAAAACAAACCAATTCGAACCAATGTATGCCCCTGCACAACTCCTTTACGCTGAGGACGTAGAGCGTTTGATTAAATCTCTTAATTGTGGCGACAGACAAATGAAGCCAAATTCAACAGGACTGGGCCCAGGAATGGCCTCGGGAGGACTTGATTTTGCTGGTAATTTCCTTGGAGCTGGCATGGGAGGATTGTTCCAATTGGCAGGACAGGGGCAACAACAAAATTTTAATTATCGAATGTTTCAAAATATGGCAAATTTTGGTTTAATGAATGCTCGGTACAATGCGCTTCTGGAAAACACCAGAAGTCGTCAACAATCATCAATGGATTATTTAAAGGAAGCACACCTTAATAAACAAAATCGTGCTGCAGAAGCTGCAATGCAATATAATAAGCAGCAATCTGATGCCCGCCTAGCAGGGGTGTCAGGGACAAACCTAAATGTTAGAGGAACTTTCAACAGTTCTGGTCCAGGCGTAGCCTCATTAAAGTTACCAGCAACTGTTGACCCTCTTAAATTTGGGGTTACAGTCGAAAGCCCATATCTTCCTCAATTAGAGTCGGCAACAGGTAAAGCACCTGGACCACCAGGCCAAGATGACTGGAATAATCTTATAGATAAGGTTAATTCTGGTGAGAAACGCCCTATGGAGTCTTGGAGTGCTCAAATGGAAGATGAGGACGCAGGAATAACACCTACACAACCAAAGTACTTTATGGATGCAACAACTACATCTTCGTACGCATAAGTTAATTTAATTACTCC